GCTCTTCAGCAATAGACTTGATATACGTATACGAGTTAATAGCACCGCCCATACTCTTCATTCGGGAAGAAGCACAGATATTCAGATAATCAATAAAGATTAGATCGGGAATAAACTTCTTCTTCAGTTTCAATTCATTCAGTAACGCACGAAAGTGGTTCGAGTGCGCACTGCCAGTCGGATACTCTTTGATAATCAACTTACCGTTGGTCTTATCTGCGATACCTTTTACACGGTTTGAAAACATGTCCTTGCTCAGATGTTCCAACTGGTCTATCGGTACGTTGAGTAGATTCGCATCGATCCGTTCCGCAATGCGTTCTTCAGCCATCTCCATAGTGATATAAAGGACATTCTTTCCTTGTGATAAGGCAGCTCCAGCACAATGACACATGAAGAGAGATTTACCGACACCCGTACCCGCCAGTGCGATGTTGAGGGTCTTATTAGGTAGTCCACCCTTAGTGATGCGGTTAAAGTAGTCCAGATCAAATGGAAGGCGTTCTTCATCCTGCGTATAAAAGTCATAACGTGCGTCCACCGATTCAAGGTAGTCGTGACCAATGTTAGTATCAAACGTCACTGACAACGCCTTAGAGAGAACGTCGGGTATCGCATTGCGAGACAGTGACTGGTGATTGCCATCAATAATAGTTATAGATTCCATAACTGCATTGAATACCGCACGGTCTTGACACCACTTCTCAGTGCGCTCCACTAACCACGAAAGATCTTCTTCCGCATACTTAAAGATGTCGGGGAGTATCTCCATCGCAACACGATAGTGATCATCTGATAAACGATCTGCCGCATCAATCTCAATCTTCAGGGCTTCTTTACTGGGCAGATTATTGAACTTAGCAATATAAGTAGTGAACTCTTTGAAAAGACCTTTGTAGACCCCTTCAAAGTATTCGGGAGAGAGGAAGGGAGCGACCTTCCTCATATAAGAATCGTTAGTCAGTAGATTCCGTAGAATCGTCTGTTGTAGATTTATTTCCGTCATAAGTTTTGATCGATGCCTCTAGAATGTCTTCGAGAACTTCAGCCGCGAACTGCTGTAGCCCAGTATTTTCGATATTATACACCTTTGAGTCCGGCGTGTCAATGACATCAAAATTAAATTTAATAACACCTTCTTGACCGTCAATCGTAACATTATTGTACCTAACCGTCACGTCGTTGTATGGTGCTCGCATCAAATTAACATTCCATGCATCCTTGCCATCAACAACAACCGGTTCTAACTTATAGTCGATAAACTCAGAAGGTTTATCTAAATCTAAATCTTTCAAACTGCCTCCTCGACAATGGTCTCTGCATTGATTACACTATTGTGACCAATCTTGTACGTCTTTTGAAGGAACCCAGCAAAGTCAGACGTTTCGAAAATAGGTTCCCAGAACTCTGCATTCAAAGTATCTTTGGTGCGTACTTTATTACCGACAACTTCACCTGTAGAGGTATCGACGCGCTGATACCAACCATTAGATGGTTTCACAACATACCCACCAACTAGTGCGACGTCGAGCAGACCAGAATACTTCTGTACACCACCTTCCCATGAGACGCCAATCGGAATCTTAGACTTCTCTTTGACATATCGAGACTTCTCTACGTTGATCACAAAGTCATAACCAACGATCTCAGTACCCTGCTTCTCTTGACGACGACCGATAATCCAGATGTTGTCGGCAGAGTAATAGATGCCTGTGCCACCACTCACGATATCTTTCGGGAACAGACCGATCTCTTTATATGTGTGGTTGATTGCGATCATCGGAATATTCTTCATCGCAAGATAAGGTGTTGACATGCGGAATAGACCCTTCAGTGCCTTCGCGCGAGACATGTCTGCGACGCCCTTTTCGTTCAGTGCGTCTTCTAGTTCTTTCTTAGAAGCAAGATTACCGATCGAGTCAATGACAATGATTACATCATCTTCACGGTCTAACTGTTCTAGTTGGTTGATCATGTCAAACTTGAGCTCTTCAACATTCGCGATCGGGGTGTGTAATACGCGGTCAGTGTCGATGCCGAACTGTTCGAAGTATGACTGCGGTGAACCAAACTCTGAGTCATAGAACAACATGACTGCATCTGGTTTCGCGTTTAGATATGCACCCGCCATAAGTAAGGCAAATGATGTCTTGAAGTGCTTAGATGGCCCAGCGAGGACAGTAAGTCCAGGCGTTACGCCACCATTGACAGATCCCGACAATGCGACATTCACCATAGGAACATCTGTCGGCACCATGTCTTTCTCTGTGAAGAATTTACTCGTTGATAAAGTAGAAGTCTCTTTAATCTTCGAGTTCTTCTTCAGTTTTTCCATTATGGACATTCTTGGCTCCAAAGTCTACAAAGGTGATATTATTCGCCTTTTCACGTTCATCGAGGTCATATTGTATACGATAACTGGTGTTGATGTCAAGCACTTTACGCAATAAATCAAAACTTATTGTGCCGCCATCTTCGTGTTCATGCGTCGAGAACCTTAAGAACGCGTTAGTGTCTTTAGGCAAACACGCGCCGCCAAATCCTCGTTTACCATCAAATCCTGGAACTCTTGTGTGTCCCATACCGACGCGGTCGTCTTTACCTACTGCTCGGACAATCGTGTTATAGTTGCATCCATAGAGGTTGACCAGATCATACAACTGATTGAAGAACGTAACCTTGGTTGATAGGAAAGAGTTAATAGTATACTTAACGAATGATGCCTCATATGCAGTCATCTTGTGATAGTCATTTGACTCACAAGAACTGAAGATTTCGTAAATATCAATCGTCTCCATAATTGCAGAAGGCGTGCCACCAACAACATGGAAATCTGCAGAAACAAAATCTGCCTTAGCATTCTTCTCTGTGAGGAACTCTGGGTTATATGCAAATCGGTCTTTCTGTTCGTCGTTCATCGCAGAGTATAACCTATGCACCACATCTGGCGTAATCGTTGACTTGACAATGACCATAGCTTCCGTGTAGTTCAAACACTTAATGACTGCAGTCTCAACAATAGAGGAGTTGACTGATCCATCATCATTGGAAGGAGTCGGAGCACAAATGAAAAAACAGTGAGGATGATCTTCGCGATCCATCTCTTTTAGTTCTTCCACATCTTTATCATATTTCGGGTCGTACAGTCTGAAGTTAACGAGTGGGTGCGTGAATGCATACTCGACAGCCTGCCCAACGAAACCGTGACCGACGATACCCAGATTAAATCCAGAAGTGGGCGTCACATTATCTAAACTACTCATTAATTTACCTCATGGTAAGACTTGTACCACTCATAAAACTTTCCTACACCTTCTGCGATACTTACTTTTGGTTGATACCCTAGCGCCTGCAACTTGCTTGTGTCAGACCAAGTTTCTTTGGTATCAGCGGGGTGCTTAGGTGCCAAATTCTTATCTGCTTCTTTGCCTGTGTTCTTCTCAATCTCTGAGATAAAGTCCATCAACGCGACCTGTTCGCCACGACCGATATTGAAGATCTCGCCTGAAGGGATGTCGGTGTTATCCAAGACAACCTCAATTCCGTCTAGGATATCGTCAATGTAAGTAAAGTCGCGCTTCATGTCACCGTAGTTATATACAGTGATCTGATTGCCTTCTAGAATATTCTTGGTGAAATCAAACAACGCCATGTCTGGTCGGCCCCAAGGACCATAGACTGTGAAGAATCGCAGACCGACTGTGTTCAGACCAGATGACTGCATCTGACACTCGTTCGCCCACTTGGTGTAACCATACGCGTTCAACTGCTTACCGTGTTCGCGACCTTCCGCCCATGGTACTGGTGCACCTGCATAGATACACGAAGTCGATGCATATAAGATGCGCGTTTCTGGCATATGTCGCTTGCAGATGTCGATCAAGTTCTGCGTGCCATCAATGTTGTTTGCGTGATAACTCTTTTCTTTGCCTAGAGAGTCTCGCACACCTGCCATCGCACCCAAGTGCACGATAGTGTCTGGTTGAAAGTCTCGCAAAAGAGCTTCCAGTTTGATCTCATCTCGTATATCACATCCCCAAATATCAAGATTGAAATGCACCATACGGTCACGCTTCAGTGCAGGACTGTACAAATGACTGTTGAAGTTGTCAATGCCTTTGACGGTCAGTCCGCGTTTTTGTAATCGGTCCGAAAGTTGAGATCCGATGAAGCCTGCGGCACCCGTCACTAATACTCGTTTCATATTAACTATTCCTGTAAATATATTCTAACGCTCTGTCTGCTTCTGCAGTCAGAGGTCTATTCTCATACCAGTTACCTGTGTCGACATCAAACTCACGACAAAGGTCTGCGATCTGTTTTGCGGTAATTGGATATCCTTTAGAATATGCATTACCTGCGACCGCAATCATAATCTTGTACATCTTTCCATACCATCCCGTCCCAGAGATCTGCTGATATTCTGCACCCAGTTTACGAGGCCAGAATGGGCAGTCACGGTAGGACGACCATCGATAGTCGGTGTTATTTAGACTATCTTTACGGTGTTGGATTATTGCTTTCTGCATCTCATCCGGCAGTCGGTCTAGGAAAGTATTACCAGTCTTCTCATGATAAGGATGTTTTGCGATCAATTCAGATACATTAAGTGGAGACCCACCAGAGTTCACCATAAAAAAAGAATAGGCATTAGGATACTGCGCAGGCACGTAGTACATACGGGAGAGGTCTTTAGTCTGAGGGTCACCTAACTCACCTAGTTCGGTGTTTAAAGCATGCCAGAACGGCTTGATACGATTGTTCTCGACCTGTTCGTCAAGACGGAATATGATTCGAAATTTTAAATGCTCTTCTTTACTACTCGCTGTGTTATAGACGACATAGTCATATTGACCATACTTGCGATGTAACCAAGTTCTCAGGGATTCTAAATTAGTGCAACCGTCAATATGATCATCCACATCAACGCAACACCAAGAACTCCAATAAAGAACAGATCGATTACTACGCGTCGTACCCACGTCGAACACAGCAGGAGTAAGAAGAGGAGAACTATTGGGTCCACCTTTCTCTCCTGGCTTAGTGTAAGAATCACGAAGACACACCACGAAGTCCATCCACGACATAAACGTGGTACGACGATGTGTCTTGTTATCAAACTGGTTTTTGAATAGGGTTAATTCGTACATATAGAGATTATACTACTAACCAAAGAATATGTCAAGGGTGGAGAGGCCCTGCTCTTGATAGTTCCAGAGCAGTAGTTCTTTCCGATTATGTTCGTCCTCACGATACTTCTGTCCGGAATGCATTGTATAAGTTAAGTCCCACTCCAACTGATTCCATCCGGTATATGCTTGCTTGAGTGTCTCGTTAGAGTTATAAGTGATCATCGTCATGGCATTAGTCTTTTCTAACGAATCATGAAATCTCTTGTGACAGAAAGAGTCATGCATATCACCTTTATTGCCATAAATGAACGACTTAATATCATAGGGTGGGTCGGCAAAGATGAATGTGTTCTTGTCCGCACCATCTAGCAAATAAGAGTAGTCCTCGTTGGTGATCTCCCAATTGCGCATCAGTGCAGAGAATGCAGGTAGTTTACCGATTAGTCGGTGATTGAATTGTTGAAACACCGCGTCTTTTGAAAACGAACCTGTAGACTCACCCAGTCCACTGAATGAGCATCGATTCATGATGTAGAACTGCCAAGCGATCTCGAAAGGGTCTTCCGCTGTGTTTAATCCCTCAATCATGACATGGTAATAGTCAAGTTGTGCCTGCAAAGGATCCTTAGCATTAGATAATTCTTCCTTAACTGCATGCAGTTTATCTGCTAGTTCTTTTCCTCGGTTCTGAAGAGATATCCAGAAGCAATACAGGTTGTAGTATTTGTCGTTGACCTTGACAGGAATGTTGGGAAACTTTTTGGTGAACGCGAACGCACACGACCCACCACCTAGAAACATCTCTCGGTATTCACGGATGTCGGCGACGGGCATGTTCTCCGAAGAGAATAGGAAATCGACAGCACGTGACTTACCGCCTGGATATCGGAGAGGTGTTTTTAGATTTTTCATATGTATATTATACTTTAATCCGGACTTCCTGTCAACCGAAAAAGTCCTCAAGGGTTGCTCTCGGTTCAGCAACCCAACCAACTGCATCAAGTATCGGCTCGAGTGGATCAAGGAAAGTTTTATCAAACATCGTATCATAATCTACATATTTGTGCAAATTAAGTTCTGGGGGCAAATTTAACGGAAAACTCACGACATTTTGCCCGAGACCATTAGGAACCTTCAGGTAACAAAACTTGATCTTTTCGCCAGTCTTCACAGACTCATACCTAGAATCTAGGTGATTCTCCCTCAAAGCATTGTTGTAGCACAAGGCACCGCGAACGTGTATCGGACAAGACTTCTTGAATACGCTCTCTCGGTCTATCCACTTATCTAGGTCAGAAACCCCACGTGGAAACGAAACGTCCTCCGGCGGCAGACTCTTGAACTTTGTGCGGAAGTCTCGGATATACCCTTGAGTGTCGGCCTCAGTACCCTCCACAATGACGCGGAAGATTTCCTTAAACTTGTCGCGGACGACTTGAGGGGTGGAAGACTTAATCGCCTCGATTCCCATCATCTTGAGTTTGGGTTCTGCGTACTGGACACCCTCGTTGTTGTGGACATTCAGGATGTATCGTTTCTTCGCCATCCAGATCCCACGGTCCGCGATAACCTCACGTCCCATCTCCATTCGGTTGACATACGCGCCTGTGACCTCTGCCATCTTTGCATATGATTTATCAAGTGATTTCTCGAAATGTTCGCGGCAGATCTTATCTAAGAACTTGACAGGATTGTTGGGACTAAAACGGTCGATAAGATCACCCATTCGAATATAAACGGAGTCTGTGTCAATTGCCACAACGTAATCTTCATCTGTTTTAAGAACGTTTTGCATCTCATCATTCACACACCTCTCTGCCCATTTGATGGCTAACTGACCAGCCATGGTGATAGACTCAGCGACTCGCTGATCGAAGTAACGGAACCACTTGTTACCCAACGCACCATAAAGTGAGTTCATTAGGATCTTAATCGCCATCTGTTGATTATTCAGTGATGTGATCTTATATTGAAGCGACTTGCTTGGATTGTTCTGATACTCTTGATCTAACTTGAGCATCTGGTCTTTGATGATCCGGCGATCTGCATAGTACTGTTCAATGATGGTTGGGATCACACCCTTTCGTTCATGCGAGAATTGGTTGCCCGTAGGCGCGAGTGAATACTTAGAAGTATTAACTATCGTGCCTTCCAAGAAACCTTCGACAGAAACATTTTCCACAATACCGTCTACCAAAGTCTCAGGCGACATGTTGTACTGCACAATGATGTTAGGGTATAGGGAGTTCAAGTCAAAGGATGTAACCCAGTCGTGAGAACCGACTTGAGGTTCTTTCACATATCCTCCAGGATATGGAGTTTTAGGTTTCTCTACCTTAGGCGGAATCACGATCTTCATCTTGTTTAGAAGTCGGTAAATAATCGAGTCCCAGATCGCAGTCGTGCCGAGAGTGTCTGTATAATTGACGCCGCCACGATATGCCATAGTGAGCACCAGAGAGATTAGGTCAAGCTTCTCATCAATCTTGTGCACCAACTCAACGTCTTTCACGTTGTAGTCTATGAACTTCTGATAGTCCTCTTTGTAGAGGGTGTGTAGATTTCCGTGTTCCTCATACGAGAGTTTGCGTTCGTCTAAGACGACGTGGGCGATATGATCAAGTCGATAGGACTCTTGTCTCCCGAGCGTATTGAGTGTGAACTTCTTGAAGATCTCAATATAATCGAGGTGCTCAATTCCTCCGATGACATACTCTTGATTTTCTCGGCCGTTGATTCTCTGAATTCTTTCACGTACCATACCCCAAGGCGAAAGTCGTTTTATAGTGGTTTCGTCACCAAATATCCTGTAACAACGGTTGACGATATAGGGGATATCAAAGAACCTTGTGTTCCAACCCGTGATAATATCAGGCGCATAACCCTGAAAGTGTGCGACGAACTTTTGAATCAACTCAACTTCATTGTCGCACTTTATGAACAGAACGTCCTCTCGCGTGGGCGTGTAGTCGTTGAGTCCCCAAACCCAATAGTTACCGTCATTCTTACGAATAGCAATTGAGATTACTGGATATTTCGCTTCTTTTGGTTCCGGAAACCCTTCGTCAGAAGCAACCTCGATATCGATATTGAGGACGCGGACTTGATCACGTTCGAATTTAATGTCATCGGGCCAGAAGGTGGATATGAATTGAGCGGCATAATTAGTTTGACCGTACAACTTAACATTAGAAATGTTAGAGTTTTTCCTAACATCTTCTGCCGCTTCTGTCATGGAGGAATATTCTTTCTCCAAAACAGGGGCACCTTCTAAGGTCTTCCACTCTGAAGGGGCACTTCCAGACTTATAGAGTTTTGGCCTGAAGGGGACTCGCGTTTTTATTTGCTCACCGTTTTCATACCCACGGTAAAGGATGTTGTTGCCAACTCGAAGAACATTCGTATAAAATTTAGTCATGAAGAGATTATATAATAAAAAAGGTCAGTTGTCAATCGATGACATGAAAAAACTTGTGCCTTGTCCAAGGCTCCTCAATATGTTTGTCTTTGTACCCATGGTGGTCCTGCGTCACACACAAACGTTTTGAAATCAACTGTGTGGTCGGCGTCGGAACCCCCACCTTAAAACGATCTGACTGGTTAAAGTAGATTCCAATGTCTCGACCAACGCCTATTGTATCGCATTCGTTCCAAGGATGTAAAGCTGTATTTTTTATACCAAAGTAATCAATCTCAGGCAGTTCTAAATGACTTGTGGTAAATGTTCTGAACAATCTTTGTAATACGCAGTAAGGACCACAGTTGATCGGAAACGCGTTGTTTGCGAGCATGTGGTGCCCCCAGTGCGCAAATCTCTGGTCCATGCAGTACATACCCATGAATAGACCTATGTTTGCGTAGAGCGTGTTCTCTGCGTACTCAGCGAGAAGTTTGAAAGTCTCATATCGTTCTTCGATTAACCAAGTGTCGTGTTCTAGAATCCAGAACTTTTCTTCTGATTGCCCTTGTTGACGCATGAGTTCCCAGTGAGAACACATACCTGCTTTCTCTGTGGGCGAGTGATCTTCTTTTTCTTTACCTGACAATGTGTCTAAAGTCATGAGACTTTTAGACCAGACGTACTTATCCACTTGTTCTTGAAACGTATCAGACTGAGGGGTGATTGCATCAAAGGTTTCAATAGAGTCAATGTAACCTTCGTCGATGGCGCGTTGGAAAGACTGACGGGAGAGTTCTGCGTACTCTTCAGACCGTTCGT